GACAGGCGCGCCAAGCGCGTAGACGGCGTTGCCGTAGTTGGGATACCCGCTGGAGTTGACATTGCAGAAATTCGATGCGCTGCCAGCATAAGCAGACATCGACCACCAGGCGTTGCGAGAGCCGCCGTCCCCGATGCCCTTGCTGATGTGCCGACGCGATCCGTTGAACAGCGGGAGGTGCAGATGCCCTTGAGAGCTCCTGATGGTTAATATCTCCCGCCCCCATACCTCGTCCTCGGTCGGCAAGAACAGCTTGCCGCGGTCGAGCCACGCGCCAGAGCTCGTGGTCGTCGCCTCGGTCGCGCGCGTCTCGCCGTAGTATCTCATGCCGCCGCCGGACGCGCCGCCGTAGATGTACGCGCCGATGTCCGTCGCGGCGACGAGCGGCAGGATGCCGTAGTTAGGATCGTTGAGCGTGGCGAAGAGCGCGCTGCCTTGCCACACACCGATGCCGCCAGTCGGATCGGGAGCGATGTGCCACGCGGTATTAGCCTTCCGAAAGCGGAGGTAGTGCGGCAAACAGTCGCGCGAGATGAACAGTACATGGTTCTTAGCGCCCGCCAGCTCGCCGGAGTCGCCATAGCGCCAGTAGGGATTGATGGCAGCGACTTCGAGCTTCAGCAGCGCATTGGAGAGCGTCCGCTCGAAGTAGGCAAGACAATCACTCGTCGCGCAATACTTGTCACCGCCGGAGCTGACCTTGCAGTACGTCGCGTCGATCCACTGCGCCTCGAGGATGCTCGCAGCCGTGCCAGCCTCGGTCGTCAGCGCGGTGTCCGAATACAGCGTCGTCCCGGCAGGACAGGTGTACGAACCGACATCGCGGTACGTGCCCGTCAGCCTGACCGGGTAGTAGTCCCCGACCCGAATCTTGGAGAAATCTCCGGCGGCAATCGCGGTATGAAGCGCAGCAGCGTCCGCGAACACGGTCGAGAGGTCAAAGCCATCGAAGCAGCCGACGTTCGGAGTGTCCAGCAGAGCGCTCGAAACCTTCCCGTTCGCGTTCGCCCGGATAAAGCCGTTTGCCTTATTCGCGCCAGCTCGCAGCCAGCCCAAAAGAGTAATCGCATCCATTGGATTCAGCCCTCCTATTCAAGTTTGATCCACGCGCCCTGCGCGTTGACTTGGTACAGTTCTGCCATGCCGGATGTGTACGCGATGCTTCCGGCGGCAGGTGCGACAGACCCGGACGGCGTGCTGATGGTCAGCCCGGTCAGATCGCTCGCCGCGTCGATGGACAGCTCCACGTAGCCGGACGGATGCCCGTCGCGCTGGTTGCCCTGATACACAACCTTCACCATATAGCCCACTCCCTTCTAAAGCAGTTTCACGATCTCCCGCAGCTGCGTGATGACGCTCGCCGTCGGCGAGGTCGCGGTGAGGAACACCGGGAGCGTGACGTTCAGCGAGGATGTCTCCGCATCCCAGTCGTTGATGTACGCGGCGATGCGCGTGATCGTGTTCTGGATCTCGGTCACGTGCGACACCCACCCCAAAAGGCTGGTGACGTTGGCGGCCACGGACTGCGCCCAGACCGTGCGCGCGATACCGTAATAGTCGCAGATATCATCCAGCACGGCGCGCAGCTCGGTGATGTGCGCAGCCTTGACCGCCGTAGACCCAGCGATCAGGTCGGCATCCGTGTAGGACTTGACCGCGTAGCTGTACACCACGGTCGCAGCGCTCGACGCACCGCCCAGACTGTCGGTCGAGATAACGCTCGCGCTTTGCGATCCGGCAGCTGCTAGCGCCTCTCGCTTTCGGAGCACGACCTTCTTACCGATGACCAGCGCGCCCGAGTTGCTGACATCATAGCCGACCGCCGAGATCGTCTGCGTGACGTGGTTCGGATCGTTTCCGACCGTGACCAGCAAGCGAGGTCGCGGATTGTATGTGGTTTTGCTCCCGGTCGGAGCGTTGACCGTCGGCGCGTCCGGGTAGGTGTTCGTGACAAGCTCCACATAGACGGATGACAGCGCGCTCGTGTACCCCGCCGGAGAAGAAACCGATTTGACTTTGTAGAAGTACGAGCTGCCCTGCGTGGTGTGCGCGGTGACGGTCAGGCTCGTGCCGGAAACAGCCTCCAGCAGCGTATACGTCCCGTCGGCGGTCGTGGAGCGCCAGACCTCGTAGCTTGCGACGCTCGTGTTCGTGCCGCCCTGCGCTCCGCTCCAAGAGAGCCCGGACTCCGCGCCCGGATTGGCAATCGCCCGAGAGAGCGTGACGTTCGTCGGAGCAGAGCACGCCGTGTAGACCTTGGAGGTCACGCCGACGTAAGAATCCGACAGCTCGCCGTCCGCATGAGCGCCGAGCGTCTTAACCTTGAAGTAGTACGAGCTTCCCATCGTGGAGTGAGCCGCGACGGTCATGCTTCCGTAGGTGTTCGCGGAGCTGACGCTCCCGAGCAGCGTATACGTCCCGTCCGCGCTCGTCGCGCGGTAGACGTTGTAGCCCGTGATCGCGTTGTACGATCCAGCAGCAGCGCCAGACCATGAGAGCGTGATGTCCGTCCCGGCATCCGGCGATTCGTTGGACACCTGCAGCGTGGTCGGCGCGCTCGGCGCTCCGTAGGTGTAGAGCGTGACAGCAGCCGACGCGACGGAGTCTGAATGAGCGCCGACAGACACGATAGTGTAGACATACGACCCGCCGACAGAGCTGCTCCCGGTCACATTGTAGGTGCTGACATCAGATGCGACAGTCGCCAGCAGCGTCGTCCCACGGTAGATTTTATAGCCCGTGACCGCGTTGTTCGTGCCGCCCTGCGCTCCGCTCCAAGAGAGCTGTGCGCTCCCGCCGGACGCAACATAGGCAGCAGCAGCGCCGCCGATCTGGATGGTCGAAGGTGGCGTACAGTCGGAGTAGACAGTCGCCGTCATACCCGCATAAGCTGTCGTGAGCGCACTGTTGCTCCGAGCGCCGACGACCAGCACCTTGTAGTAATACGAGTTCCCCATCGTCGTGGGAGCGGTGACGTTCGTGTTCCCGCTCGTGGACGACGTGAGTACCGTGCTCCCGATTTTGGAGTAGACCCCGTCCGCCGTGTCGCTGCGATAGACATCGTAGCCGACGATGGCGTTGTAAGACCCAGCGACCGCATTAGCCCAAGAGAGCCTGACGCTCTCCCCGGCATCCGGCGCGTTGGTGGCAAGGGTGAGCACCGACGGCGCTGTCGGATCGCCGAAAGAGTAGAACGTCCGCGCGGTAGACTTTGCAGAATCGTTGTGCGCGCCGACCGTGACGACGGAGTACGCATACGACCCGCCGACATCCGCGTGAGCTGGCACTATGTAAGAGCTGACGTTTGCAGCGACGGTCGCGTAGAGTGCGCTCCCCTGATAGACCTTGTAGCCGGAGATCGCATTCAGCGCCCCGTCGGCAGCGCCAGACCACGCAAGCAGCGCGGTGTTGCCCGGCTTCTTGTACACAGCGGTCTCTCCGTCAAGCGTAACGGTCGTAGGCGCGGACGGCAGCGTCGCCGTGTAGACGGAGCGCGCGACAGACGCACCGGAGTTTATGCTCGCAACGCCCAGCGTGACAATCGTGTAGGAATAAGAGCCTCCAACGGTCGCGTGCATCGGAACGGACTTGCTGGAGGTGCTCGCAGACACGGTTTCAAGCAGCGTGTCCCCCTGCCAGATTTGATAGCCCGAGATGGCGTTGTTCGTGCCCGGAGCAGCGCCGCTCCAAGCGAGCGTTACCGTCGTCCCGGCGACCGCGTACAGGTCAGCAGCTTCGCCATTGAGCATGACCACGTTCGGAGCGGAGCATGCCGTGTAGACCTTCGCGGTGACCGTTGCGTATGCGGAGGACTCGCTCGACGACGTGCGCGCGCACTTCGTGACGACCTTGTAGTAATACGCGCTGCCCATCGTCGCCGGAGCGGTGACAGAACAGCTTCCCGAAGTCGACGTGGAGCTGACGCTCGTCAGCAGCGAGTAAGTCCCGGTCGGCGAGGTCGCCCGGTAGACATCATAGCCAGTGATGGCGTTGTAGTTGCCGCCGCCCTGCGCACCGTTCCAAGAGAGCGTGACGTTCGTCCCAGCATCAGGTGTCGCGTTATTGACCGTGACCGCACCCGGAGCGGAGCAGTCGTCGTATGAGTAGACCGTGCGCGAGGTCGAATTCCCGGAGTTTGAATAGTTGCCGAGCGTCTTCACGCTGTAGGTGTACGACCCATTCACAGACGACGACGACGGGACGTTCACGCTCCCGGAGGTCGACGACGTGTAGACCGTCGTGTACAGGCTCGACCCTTGGTAGATTTCGTAGCCGTAGATCGGGTTTGCAGTTCCGGCAGATGCGCCAGACCACGCGAGGTTTACGCTGTTCCCGATATAGGTGTACGTGTTGCCAGCCACGCCCCCGAGCGTGACGTTCGTAGGCGCTCCCGGCGCGGACGGCGTAACATAGTCAACATCAACGTACTGGTTGTTTTTGATAAAGACCATCGATGCGTTAGCCGTGGCATCCCAGACGGTGATGGACGACACGCCGTTCACGTTGAAGCTCGTTCCGACCCAGATCTGGAAGGAGATCGTCGCGCCGCTGTAGTTCGACGAATCGAATTTGAAGGACGTGCTCCCCTCGTACCCGCTCACGCTCGCATGGATTTCGTAGGTCTTGGAATAGGCGTTCGTCGAGCAGTACAGCCGTACGGTGATGTAGCCAGTAGCAACCGCATTTTGTACGGACGACCCGCTCAGACTGATCGTCCGATGCGAATTCAGGCTAACCGACGACGTTTGATTTCCCGAATAGGTAAGCGTTGCCACGCTTCATCACCCCTTACTGGTAGACGTTCCCGACGTAGTTAGCGACGCGCTCGATAGCGGAAATCGTCGTCCCGTTCAGCTTGATGCGGTAAAGCGGCTCTTGACGAGTGCTGCCGCCCGTCGACAGGTCGTTCTGGGTGAGCGCAGGATCGGCAGCGTCGGATTCGGTCGCCGCATCCGTGCCTTTGATGACCTTAAACACATGCGCATCGGCGACGCTCCCGCCGCCACGCACAAACTCGGCGACAACCAGATCGTGGCGATACGCGCCAGCTGTGCCGGACACGACCGCCAAGTCCTCCGTCGTGCCGCCCACGACGGAAATCATGTAGCCCTGATTGCTGAATTGCCCGGACGCGAGCCGGACGGTGTTGTTGTTGACGATGGTGCAAGCGAGCGCATTATCCGCGAGCGTGATGCCCGATCCGCCGAAACGCGCGCGGTTCAGCTGCGCATCGTCCTCGGCAAAGATGTGCGCCGTAGCGTCTGCCGGAGTATAGATGGTGATCGCTTTCTGTGACATGCTTCATCCCGCCTTTGCTTCGATCTGGAGGACACCCTCCCGGATGGTGAGAATTTTCCGAATGATTGCTGATTTGGCGACCATGCCAGTCAAGCGGTCGCGCGCGCCGACGATGTCGCCCATTTGGATATCGACCGACGCAGCGATCTGGTCGATGCTGATGGATTGCTCCGGCGCGTACTCCAGCAGACGCTGCAGCGCGGACGCTGTCAGCTCGTCGGTCGTTTCCGCGTTCGGATAATCCAAAACAATCGTCCGCTCGTCCTCGACAGACCACCCTGCTGGCTGCGCCGTATAGAAGGTGTTGCCGACGCGGTAGACGCTCACAACATCGCGCTCCGTCAGCTCACCGCGCCCCAGACCGATGCAGCGGTTGTACTGCTCCATTCGCCCAGATTGCGAAGTGAAATCAACGCCATAGTCCTGCGAGAGATCGATCTCGTCGGAGTAGTCGACAATCGGCAGCGCGGAGAGAAGAACCGCATCCTGCTCGTTGTCGTAGGTGACGTTCAGACGCAGCCCATACTTCGACAGCACCTTGTACAGCCCGATGCCGTATGTGTCATAGCGCCAAGAGCCGGACACGTTCGTGCCGGATGACGATCCCGAAACGCTGAACAGGTCGCCGAACGACGTACCGACGACGGCGAGGATTGCCGCGTTCGCATCCACGTCGGTGATGACCTTGTACGCTTCCCCGGACGGCGGCTCGATGACCTTCTGCAGCAGCATCCCGCGCCACGTCGCCCCGAGTAGGACGACGCTCTTCCCGGACGTGCTGTGCTGCAGCTCCGTGACGATGCCGCCGAATTCCGTGCCTGGAGCGTAGACATAATCGCCGACGTTGATCGGATCAGCAGCCCAGACGTTCTCGTCCAGCGTAATCGAGAACGAGTTGTCGTTCACGGTCGCCGTCGGCGAATCCTCGATCTCGATGTCCGCCTCGCGGATCTCCGAGAGCACGCCCAGCTCGACGCGGTCGCTGTCGGCGTGGATGAAGGTCATGTCCATAGCGGCTCGCTCCTTTGTAGCACCAGCGTCACTTCGAATTTGAATTCGCCGGAGTAAAGCACCTGATTCGCACCAGCAGGAATCGGAGCGAACACGTCGTGCGCTTTGTTCCGAGCGTTGAATACGTTCGTTTGCGCGCCGCCGTCGGAAACGGTGTAGATTTTGTGCTTGACTTGGTCGATGACCAGACGCGCGGTCGCGGCGAGCTGCACGTCCACGTTGTAGACGTTCCCGGCGATGGTGACGCTCGGGTTCTCGACCGCCCCGTAGATGGAGATGATCGCGGGAGATTCCGCGTAATGGTTGTTGTACAGCGTGCTCATGTTGTAGCCAGAGCCATACCGATACGCGTAGCGCAGATCGTATTTCTTGCCAGTCGCGTCGACCACTTGCTCCTGTATATTGAAGATGCTCGAAACCTCGGTGCACCAGTACGGCTCGACGACCAGCACGCGCAGCCGCTTCGTGGCAAAATGCGCGCGGTGGGAATACTGCTCGACGGTGCTGCCAACAGCCAGATAGCAGACGATGTACTGATCGTCGATGTACAGTCGCCCCGGCTCATTGGACATAACGTCCGCTTCGGTTACGGCGGTCAGAGCGTTCGCACGCTGCGCGAATTCCTCCGCCGTGAAGCCCCTGATGCCGACCGTCAGCTCGCGTTCAATTGGTTTCCGAGCAAAGCTGGAAGCCGTGCCGCCGTAGCCTGACGGTCTGTTCGTGACGACGAAAGACCAGTCGAACGCGCGGAGTGTGCGTGGATTCGTGAACGCATACCCCGCGCCGTTAAGGACGAATACTTCGTTGTTGTGGTTGACGTAGCGGACGGTGGACTGCATCAGACATACCCCCTCACGGCGCGCCCAAGCTCGCGGTCGTTGAGCTGTAGGATGATCGGTCGCCCGTCAGCAGCCGAGAGAGCGCCCACCAAGCCCTGCACGAGCGACGCGGTCGCGCCAGTAATATCGGTCGTCACGTTGCGCTTCACGCTCACGCTCGTGGTCGGCGATACGAGGTCGAGCATATCATCAGCCGCGCGCTTCACCAGCACGCTGCTGCGCGCGATGCCCTCTGCGACACCAGCGCCCATCTGATAGCCGACCTGATCGGCGAATACGTCGGACGGCGAGTGGATACCGAGCAGGTTCTTGCACCAGCCGACCACGTCACCGATCCAGCCCGTGAGCTTATCCCATAGCCAGTTCGCAGCGTTCGAGATGCCGTCCCAGATACCACGGACGATGTTCCCGCCGACCTCGAGCATCGCGTTCCACGCGCCGGAGAATGCGTCCTTCACCTGCTGCCATAGCCCCTGAAAGAAGTCGCCCCATCCGGCAAAGATACCCTTGATCCGCTCCCACGCGCCGGAGAAATCGCCGGACAGCACGTCGCCGACGACACCGAAGATGCCCTTCACGGTCTCCCAAAGCTGGGAAAAGTAATCGACGAACGGCTGAAACGCGCGCTTGATGCCCGTCCATGCGTCGCCGAATTTGTCCGTCAGCCAGCTGTCCGCGCTGGAGAATGCGCCCTGAATACCGTCCCAGACATTGGAGAAGAAGCCCTTCACGCCAGACCACGCGCTCTGTATTCCGTCTCGCGCCTTGGCGAAAACATCGGAGAACCAGCTCCCCACGCTGGAGAACGCGCCCTTGATGCCTTCCCACACGCCGGAGAAGAAGCCCTTCACATTCGACCACGCGCTCTGAATGCCATCCCGAGCCGCCGTGAATACGCCGGAGAACCACTCGCCGACAGCTGCGAACGCGCCCTTGATGCCTTCCCAGATGCCAGCAAAGAAATCGACGACGACATCCCAGACCGCCTTAATGGATTCCCAAGCGTTGATGAACGCTTGCTTCACCGCGTCCCAGTTGTCGATCAGAAGCACGATCCCGGCGATGAGCGCTGTGACCGCAGCGATGATAGCGCCGATTGGGTTTGCAAGCATCGCAACGTTCAGAGCGACCTGCGCGATCTCAAGAGCGCCAATCACGATAACTGCCGCCTTGATAACGCTGATGAGCATATCGCCGTTCTCGATCAGCCAAGAGATAACAGACATCGCGCCCTCGACAACGCCGATGATCGTGTCGATCACGCCGCCGAGATTCTCCCCGAGGTTGCTCGCAAGCTCGGTGATCTTGTCGGTGATCTTCCCGATGACCTCCTGCGCCTCGGTTGTCTGCAGCCAAGCGTTCACCTTTTCCGCGACGGTTGCCAGAGTGTCAGCGACCGTCTGGAATACCGGGAGAAAAGCGACGACGAAGTTGTTCTTCAGAGCTTCGACCGTCGCGTCGACCTTTTGCATCGTATCGTCGAACGCCCCGAGAGAGCCGACCGCGTCCTCGGAAAGCACAAGCCCCGCGTCCTCCGCTTCCTTACAGTAAGCCTTCCACGTTTCAGCTCCGGCGCTGATCAGAGGATTCAAGTCCTGCGCGGACTTTCCGAAAATCTGCATCGCAAGGCTGTCGCGCTGCGTGGCGTTGTCCACCTCGCCCAGAGCCTCGATGCACTCCCAGAACACGGTTTCGCTGTCGCGCATTTTGCCGTTTGAGTCCGTAACCGACACGCCGAGCGCGGTGAACGCCTCCTGCGTGTCCTTCGACGATGACGACATCGCGCGGATCATCTTCACCATGCTGCCAGTGACGGTCTCAACCTCGGTGTCCACAAAGCGCGCAGCGTAAGACCACTCCTGCAGGTCTTTCGTCGAGATGCCCGTCTGGATGGACGTGGTAACCAGCGTGTCCGCGAATTCACCCGCGCCCTTTGCCAAGTCCCAGACCGCCTTCAGCGTGTCGCCGATAGCGGAAATAGCAGCCTTTAGACCATCGGTGAAGCTGCGCAGCGCGTCAGCGGTCACCTTCGTTTTGAGCGTGTCGGCAAGCCCGGAGGATTTCTCGCTCAGTTCGTCCGTTTTTTCGCCCGTTCCGTCAAGCGCCTTCCCGGTGTCATCAAGCCCAGCCTCCGTGTTCGATAGCTGGGTTTCCATGTTCGACAGAGCCGCCTTCGCGTTGTTCAGTTTCGTTCGATACTCGTCGACCTTCGGCGACCCCTCGCCATACTTGGCGGTCGCGTCGATGACAGCCTTCTCCAAAGCGGCGACGATCTGCTTCTGCTGGTCGATTTCCTTCCGCAGCGTTTCGGAGCGCGCGCGCATGTATTCCTGCGCGTCCCCGGAGTTTTTGAATTCAGCAGCCGAGAGCTTCAGCTCAGAGCCTAGCACCTTCATCTCGGAATAAGCGCCCTTCATCGCGGCTTTGAATTCAGCCTCGCCATCAAGCGCGATCCGCGTGGAGATTTCGCGCGTTGCCATCAGTCATCACCACCAGTCGCAGATGTTCGTGTAATTCCGTGCTGCTCGTCGTCATAAGCGCGCCGATATAGGTACAAGTCGCAGATCTTCCCCGGATTCGTCATCCACGCCTCCTGCTCGGACAGCCCCACCAGCAGCGCATAGGAAAGAAGGCGCAGAGGTTCTAATCCCCTGCGCCCTCCGCGTTTTTTTGGAGTTCCTCAAGAACGACGTCGACAGGCTCGTCGTCGCCCGGTTTGTGCTCCATTTCCAAACCGATATTCAGAGCCTGCTGGCATGCGCCCATGACCTCGGCGATTTGCCTCGGCATGATGTGAGCGCCAGCCCACGCCTCCGTGATCACGTCCGCTTTCCCGCCGGACTTCAGGTACTCGCCCTGATTGGCGAGGATGCAGAACAGCCACGGCACGAGCCTGACGGCAGAAGCGTAGTCCGCATCCGTGTCCATCTTCTCGGTGAGCGCCTGAAGCGATCCAAAGCGCTCGACGATATCGCCCATTGCCGCAAGGGAGAACAGAAGATGAAATTCACGGTCGTCCAGAGTAATCGAAACGAATTTCTCACGCATACCAGTATCCTCCTTAAGATCTGTTAAGCAGCGGCGATGTTCGCCTTACCGTGCAGCCACGATTCAGCAGCCGCGTAGGTCGAGAAGTCCGCCTTCGTGCGATACTGCGCGTTGCCGGATGTATCGATGTGGACACCGATCACATCGCCTTCGATGGTCGGGTTTTCCCACGCGATGCTCTGACCCTTGGTCTTTGCAGTCTCGCTCGCCACGCCAAAGCGCGTCTTATGTACCCAGTATGCGCGGTAGCTGGTCACGCCGCCCTTGCGCAGCACCCGGATGTAGCCAAAGCCGCCAGCCGGAGCGATGGCATCGGTCTCGGTGTACTCGTCGATAGACGACACGGTCGCCTTCGTCTCGCCCAGCATGGTGTTAGCGACAGACAGCGCGAGGTGGTCGATGCCGAACTTGATAGAGCCGCCGATGATGGAGTTGTCGTTCTCCGCGACGGCATCGTCGGCGTAAAACGGATTGTTCGAGCGATTCCAAGTCACGTCAGCGCTGACCGCTTTAGCGACCACAATGCCCGTCCCGTAGGTGATCGCCGAGTTCGCCGTTTCAGCGCTGATCGGCGCGAACACAGGATGAAGCAGTCCAATTTCAGCCATAGTTATGATCTCCCTTCTATGAATGCGTCCCAGATTTCGAGCATCACGCGCTCGACAGGTTCAGCAGACGCTTCGTCCGCAACGTCGATCCAATGAGTAGCCGGATGGCTGCTCCACCCATAGTGGAGCAGGAACGCCTTCTCAGCGTTCCGAACGCCGTGCGCGTCTTTTCCCTGCGGGTAGATATCGACGCACTTAACGTCCGCGACGTTCGTAACGCCGCGCGGATAGCCGATGCTCTCGATCATCGCGCCTGTGTCGCGCAGCTTGAATGATTCAGCCGTTGCCTTCCACGAGCGCTTGACTTCCTCTGCAGCAGCAGTCAGCATCCTGTCGGCGACCTCGCCGGATGCCTCGCCCATGCGAGCGACCTCATCGAAAAGCGCGTCGAGGTTGGACGTGACCTCGAAGCGAGCCATCAGACCACCTCGCAATCGAAGATGTGGTGGATGTAGCCCGTCTCCGGCTCAACGTCAACCAGATACGTGTACGCGACATTGTCCATCGCGGAGAGAGTGTTCTCGATGGCAGCGGCGACAGGATCGCCCTCCAGCTTTGTGTAGCGGTCGATCTGGAATTTCCAGCCGCGCTCGTTCACATCATCGCTGGAGTGCGGCAGCTGCGCGTACTCCTGCCAAGTCGTGTAGTTACCGCGCGCCTCCGTGAAGTAGTGCTTCGCTTCGGGATCGCACGCGAGGACGATGGCGCAGATATCGTCGTTCGTCACGTCTCGATCACCTCCAAAGACAGATCGGTGATGAGCTGCCCGTTCTCGTCGTCCGTCCCGTGATAGGCGCGAGTGACCTCGTAGACCGTATCTCCGCCGCCGACAGACGCGCACTGCTTCAGGATAACCACGTCATGGTTTGCGATAGCCCGATTCTGGTACACCCGGATGCGCGCGTCGGTTTTCACGTCCTCGCGCTTCGGAGTACGGTACATCGGCGCGGTCTCGAAGGACAGCTCGCCGTACCATGACTGGTGCATGAGAGAATAGCTCGGCGCTGGCATCATACCAGCGCCGGAGCTGTCAGTTTTGCGGAAGATGGAGCAGACACCCTTGTCAAGTATCATCGCCATTCAGCCACCTTTCACGGCGGCGCAGCCGCAACCAGTCCGGCATACCAGAGCCGGAGTCCCGGTTCTGGTACTGCCAGACGACAAGGTCGGCGAGCAGCATGGTGTCGTCCGCGCTCCCCGCATTTAGCGTGATACCGATGCGCGCCAGCTCCTGATCGGCTGCTTCGATGCGTGACGAGAGATACTCGTCCAAAGAGGTATCGGTGCTCAGCCTGTTCAGGCGAGCCTTCACCAGCCCGAGCGTGGTGTTCACGTTATACGCCATGCGCATCGCCCCCTTGTTTAGTTATTCGATGGCTTACAACGCAGCGCGGTCGACCGTGACCGTGTAGGTGCGCTCGGTCGTGCCGTAGGTCACCTTGAAGGTCAGGGTGTTCGCGCCATCAACAAGCGTCGCGTTCGCACCCTGAGCGACAGCGGTCGAGCCGTTCTTCTGCTCGACGGTCGCGCCCTTGTCGGCGTTCTTCGCGGTGGAGTTGAGCTTGACGGTGCTCACGCTGTGCGCGGCAGAAGCCGAGTAGGTGACGACGGACTCCGAGAAGCTCGGCACGAGCGTCAGCGCGCCGACGGTCAGCGCGGACAGGTTCGCGCTGTCAGGGTTCGCGGTGTCGGTAGCGAAGGTGACAGAGGTGGTCACGTCACCAGCGTCAATGGCGATGGCGACGAAAGCCTCGGCGATCACAGGCACGCCGTCATAGCGAGCCTCGCCAGCGAACACGGTCTGCCTCTGGAGGAAGCGCACATGCTCGGACTGCTTCAGGCTCATGCCCTCGCGCTCGGCAAGCAGGTAGTTGTCGAAATAGCCGCCGATGATCTCGCCGTCCGGGATGACATCCTCGATAGTGATGATCTCGCCGCCGATGATCGGCATCTGCTTGTTCACGACGCTGACGTAAGCGCCCGCCGCATTGATCTCGCACGCAGCGACGACCAGCGAGTTATAGGTCGCGTTGGACATGACCCAGCACTTGTCGCCCTTGGAGTAGCGGCTCTTCGCAGCCGTAAACGCGGACGCGATGCCCTTGAACAAGTCCTTTCCGGTCAGGGTAGTGTAAGCGCCGGACGTGCCGCCGCGAACGGTCAGCACGTTGCTGGTATGCAGGTCAGCCCAAGCACGCGCGGTCGCGGGATAGCCGCTCGGCTGAGCGGTCTGAGCAAGGCGAGTGACGATACCGATGGGCATCTTCACGCCAGTGCCGTAGATGATCGCCTTGTCCAAAGCCAGACCGATGGACGCAGCGAGCATCGTCATGATCTCGGACGCGAGCGCGGGATAGCGGCTGTCGGACATCAGGGAGTTCGGGATCGGGATGAAGCCGCCGACCGCGAAGCCGTCGACCTCGACATCGTAGAGCGCGAACGCCAGCTCGTTGAAGTTGGCGACCATCTCCATCCAGACCGCCTCGGGAATCGCGCCGACGATGTTCTCGCGCGCCTTGCCGCCGACGGAAACGAGGTTGACCTTGCCAAGCAAGCGAGAGTAGTCGCTGATGACCTGACGGATCACGCCCAGCATGATATCAGGCACAGACAGCTCGCCGCCAGAAACCGTGCGCTTCTCACCCGCGAGAGCTACCACGCGAGCGAGGAACGAGCTGACATCCTCACGCGCGAGAAACTCGTCGCGCTCGCGCGTGCTCATCCCGAAAAAGGTTACTGCCCGGTTCTTCATAGTGTGTTCATCCTTTCTTTCCTCGCCGACGGCGGGAGTGGTGGTGGGGTTTTCAGCCGGAGCGGGTTTCTCCTTCGCGCGAGTATTCAGAGTGTCCAGCTCGGACTGCAGGTCAGCGATCTGGCGCTCCAGATCGGCGCGCTGCGTAGCGTTTTCGGTTTCCTCCGCCGCGAGCGCATCGTCGTCGGCAGCATACTGCTCGGTCTGCGCATCAAGCGTCGCCTTATCCTCTGCGGGAGTGTCGGCGGTCACCTCGGCGACCGCTGCGGCGAGTTCCTCGTCGCGCTTGTTGAGAGCCGCCCGACGGTCAGCCAGACCAGCCGCAGCGGTGACCAGACCCGCGAGCTTCTCACGCAGCGCGGTCAGCTTAGTCCCGAGAATCAATTGCCTGAGTGCCATAGTGATGTAACCTCCGTTTCATTTTATCGACCAGCGCGTCCGTCTGGCGACGGTTCGATTCCGCGTCGAATTCAGACTTGCGCGCCGAGATACTGGTGTCCTCGTAAGCCGGGAAGGTGACGCAGGAAACCTCGTAGAGCTTGACGCGCATCAGCGTCCAATGGACGGTGTTCCCGTCGTCGCTCCAGTCGGTGCGTTCCTCGAGGATGTCGAAGCCGAAGCTGCACTGGTCAACATCGCCGCGCTGGACGCGATACCAGAGGTTCATCGCATCCGAGTCGTTCTCGTTGATCTCGATGCTGCCCCAAAGCCCGTGAGAGTCGACGCGGAGCGTCAGCGTCCCCGCTTTCGTCCGCCCGATCACAAGCCTCGTTTCGTGGTCGATCAGCGCACGCACGTCCCCGGAGATCGTGTCGTCGAAAGCGTGTGGATCGACGCTCTCGGTCGCACCAGCCCAGAGTTCGTAGTCGCTGCCAAAGACCGCAAAATAGCCCTCGATATACTTCTTGTTATCCCGAGCTTCCGCGCGGAATTCAGTAGGCAAGGCGCGGAGCTGCCTATTCGTTCTGTCCGGCATCGCCTTCGCCCCCTTTCAATTTCGCCTGATCGCCAAGGCGATCGGCGGGAATGTAATTCTCCAGCGCGAGCAGCTCGTCCATATCGGAATCCGGCGGCAGCTGCATCCAGTCGCGCCACTCGTTCCTGCGCATAGCCATGCGGTCGACCATTTCAGCACCAGCACTGACAAGCTCGGTGATTTTGTAGCTGTACAGGCTGCGCGGATTAAAACGCCAATACATGTCCGGCGAGAGCAGCAGCTTCCGCGTCAGTTCCTGCTGGATCGTATTCGCAAGCGGCATGACCCGCGTGGAGATGAACCAGTTAAACTCGTCCGCGCTGAAGCTGCCAACGCCCACGAGGAACGGCGGCACTCCGAACACGGCAGCGATGGAGCGCTTGTCCAGCTCGAGGTTCGTCTTGATGGCGAGGTCGTTCAAGGATAGCGGTTTGACCTGCTCGACGGAGAACGCCTCCGAGGGAATGAACCACGGCTCGCCGTTGTCGCTGCTATCGAGGTATTGCTTCCGAAGTTTTTTCCGACCGTCCGCGCTGGCGAATTCCTCGGTCAAGCCGTCGACCTTCACGATGATGCTCGGAGCTGGTGATTTGAGCAGCGCCTTCCGCGTGGCGTTCGCTTGCCTGACGCACTCGACGACCTCGCCAAGACCCGCCTGAATACCAGCGCCGCGCCACGGTTGCTCCGGGTTTGGACGCAGCACGAAATGCAGCACCTCGTCGGGAGTGAACGTGTTCTGCCCATAGCGCACGATGTAGCTGTCGCCCTGCTCCGCAAAGGAAACCTGTGTCGGCTTCATGGGAATGAGATCGTCGAGCAGCCCGTCCCGATAGACGGGAAGCGTGACCTGATTCCCACCGCCGTTCAGCAGCAGCGTCCAGACGATCAGACCGATGAAGTTCTGCCGAACCATGTCGTGGTTCGGATCGATATCCAGTTTCCGAGAGAGCGCGTTCTTCACACGCTCGTCCCCGCGCTCGGTGTTCCGCATGAGGTGGATGGTCATAGAGCCGATCAGATCAGCATAGACACCCGCGCACGTCTGGACTTCAGGACACTCGATCAAAGGACGATACCCGCCGCCGCACAGCATGCTCCACGCCGACGGCGTGCAGAACATCGAAGCGCCGACACCATCACCCGCGACAGGCGCGTCCCGGCTCTTCTGGGTTTTTACGTTTTTCTTGTTACTCATCTAACCACCCCTCCGCATTGGACGACCGCTCCAGCTCCTCCAGCATTCGCAGAGAAGCAAAGACATCCGCGTCGAAGATATCGATGCGGCGAGTGTCCTCGATCTTGCTGTATTGGATCATGTCGTCGGTTTTCTCGATAGCCGACACGTTCTGGACGCAATACTCGTAAGCGTCCGACCCGAGATAGTAGAAGTTCCCGTTCTTCGCTTGGCGCTCGATGTGCCGGAAGCCCTCGCTCTTTTTGTAGTAGTACTGCGGCTGATCGACGATGGAGAATCCCGCCTTCTTCATCCCAAGGAAATACTCCCGGCAGAAGCGGCGGTCGTGACCGATGCGCTTGATTTTGAAGCCGCGCTTCTTCATCGCCACGAACCAGTTCACCACATCGGCGTGGTTGTTCGTCGGCGCGTTGCACAGGTCGAGCCACCCGTCATCGCGCCAGCCGTAGAGCGGGATGCCGTCCTGCTCCGCTTTGATGGCAGCGGCGACCACGGGAAACCATGCGTGCGGGATGCAGATGTCGATTCCGTTGTACTGCCCGTGCAGCACAGCCGACGTGAGGTCGTGCATCTTCGACAAGTCCGCGCCGCCGTACCATTGCATCGGCAGCTTGGCAAGGAAGCGCAGCTTCGCATCGAGCGACCACTCCGGGTTTATTCCAAGAGCAAGCTCGGATTTCTTGTTGCTCGCTCGGAATTCGGATATGTCGAAGTACGCGCCCATCGCCGCGACGAAGATGTTCAAGCGCTTTGAAAGGAAGTCTTTCCGTTGCTGCGGATCGTTGAGAGCCTGCAGCGCGGAGTCCATGATCTCCTGCGGACGGATGGACACGCCGTAGTTCGGATTTGCCTTCTGGTGCTGGATCGGATTCGTGAAATCCACGTCGCCCTTTTCGTCCTGATCCGCGCAGCAGATGAAGATGAAATAGCCGTCGTCCTTGACCGTCCCGTTCAGCACCTTGCGACAGTAGGCAAGGCGCTGCGCGCAGAATCCCGTGCCGTCGTCCCCGGCGGTCGTGATACCGGCTATCAGACGGTTCGTGTAGGCGCTCGTCGCTTCTTTCAGGATGTTGTACTGCTTCGGTGATTTATAGGCGTGCATTTCGTCGGCGACCACGATGTTGCAGTTGAAGGAATCCTGCGAGTCAGGGTTTGATGCCAGCGCGATCAGGTGCAGCGAGCCGCCGCCGATGTCCTCGCAGCTGACGCTGTGCTCCATGTTGTTATCGAGCACGCGCCACCCGTCGAGCTGCGCTTCCTTCTTGTCCGGGTACTGCACAAAGCAGACGTTGTACTCCCAGTTCCCAAAGGTCTCCATCGCCTGTTTCAGCGCAGCGCCGACGACGTACACCTTCGACCCGGACATCCTCTCGAGCAGACCCAGCGCCCAAGAGAGCGCGGAAACAAAAATCGTTTTGCCGTTCTTCCTCGGAATAAAAATGAACGCCTCTTTTACGACGCGTTCATTCGACCCCGGATAGTAGAAGATCAGCATACCGTAGACGCAAAACTTCTCCCACGGCTCAAGCAGGAACGGCTTCCCGCGAAGCGGAGTAGCGTCCAGCATTTCACCCTGTCGATGCTTGAAGCTCTTCTCGATGATGCCGATCACGAAATCCGCGTCCTTGGTGCGGACTTCGTAGTCGCCGGACTCGCACATCGACAGGAAACGCTGACACCCGAGGATGCGGTCGATCCCGGCGACGATCTTCCCGGACACGACACCTTTAGCATAAGCGAGAACGTCGGCTGCGTACTTCCCCTTAACCACTCAGCGCCTTAAGCGCATCCGCGAAAGCCGATGTCTTGCGCGGCTTCATGGACGATTCGTTGATGCGCTTCAGCGCGGTCGGAGTAAGACCCAGCTCGCGTTCATGGGCGAGCAGCTGAGTATAGACCTCGTCCCGCGCCGTGAGGAATGGATTTTTAAGGGCGTTCGTCGCACCCGCTTTATTGGTATGCTTTATGACGGCATCGCCGCCGGATGCGGCAAACTGCGCCTCGATCTTATCCCGGTGACAGTACAGCGCAGCCAGTCTGTTAATCGTCGGGAGGAATTCTTCACGGTAGACATCGAGCGCCTTCATGCGGTTCACGATCTCGTTTTTATACTGACGCTCCGTCATTCCAAAGTGCACCCCCCCCCCGTCAGGTTTTCCCACCTATCGCAGATCACGTCGCAATAGCGAGGATCAAGCTCCATCGCGTAGCAGGTGCGCCCCAGCTGCTCGCTGGCAATGAGCGTCGACCCGCTCCCCGAAAACAGATCTGCGACGATCTCCCCGCGCTCGGAGGAATTGCGGATCGCGCGAGCGCACAGACCGATAGGTTTCATGGTGGGATGCTCCCGGCTGGCGGTCGGCTTGTCGAACAGCCAGACGCTGCTGCCCTCGGACTTCGCCAGCACGTCGAAAGACGGCACGCGGATACGGACACATTCAAAGCCGACGTTGAAAGAGAGGACGAAGCCGTCCTTGTCCTCCTCGACGGAGAGCATGTCGCCCGGACGGATGGCGGTCGATTGCTTGCGGTCGCCGCACCAGTGATGAGCTGCGCCCGGCTTCCACCCATAGAGGATCGGCTCGTGCTGCCATTGGTAATCCTGCCGCCCGAGCACGATGGAGTTCTTCACCCAGACCAGCACCTGCTTCACGAGATAGCCGGAGTCGAGCAACGCGCGCCGGAAGTTCAATCCTTCGCTGTCCGCGTGACAGACGTAGATCGCGCCGCCCGGTCGCGTATGCGGGAAAAGCGCGGAAAACGAATCGAACAGGAAGCGGTAGAACGACGAATCGGACATCTTATCGTTCATGATCTTCAGCGCGTCCTTCGTCCCGCCCTTGTAGTCCACGTTGTACGGTGGATCGGTGAAAACCATATCCGCCTGACGGTCTCCAAAGAGCCGATCCGCGTCAGCTTGACACGTCGCGTCGCCGCACATCAGCCGATGCCGCCCGAGCTGGATGACGTCCCCGCGCTTCACGCGCGGCTCGGTGTGCGCCGCGAGCGACGCATCAACATCGAATTCGTCCTCCTTCACCTCGGCAGCGTCGTCCTCGTACAGCGCCCGGAGGTCTCGCGCATCGAAACCAGCGACCGCGACCTCCTCCGGCGTTAAGCCTTCCAACACGGCGCGGAGCTTATCCTCGTCCCAGCGCCCGGTGATCTTGTTCAGCGCCAGATTTGCCTGACGCTCCTTTTCCGGCGACAGGTCGACGATCCAGCACGGCACGGTCGTATATCCAAGGTCACGCAGTACGGTCAAGCGCTGGTGACCTCCGACAAGCGTCTCGGTTTGCTTATTCCACACGAGCGGATCGACGATGCCAAGCTCCAAAATGGAGCGCTTTAGCTTCTCGTACTCGTCGTCGCCCGGACGCAGCGCAACGCGCGGATTATAATCAGCCGACCGTAGATCGGCGACCTTCATCTCTCGGATTTCCCATTGAGCCACGTCATTACCCCCTTTCATGTAAAACCGCAATGGGGAGGGAAAAGGCGACCCCCGCCGGACGGCGCGCCCCGAATGGCGCACCGCCGATAGGGGGGGGGATCACCACGCCCGTCCACCTTTCTCGGGATGCTTGCGGTTGTGGCACGCGGTGCATAGCGCCTCGCCGTTGTCCAGCCGATACTGATATTCAGGATACAGCTCGCGCGGCTTTATGTGGTGCGCGGTCGTCGCCGCCACTGGCAGACCCTTCGCGTCTCGCCGTCCGTATTTCCGGCACTCCTCACATTCATAGTGAGCGCGCCGGAGAACCTTCTCCCGCCACTCGCGGTGGCGCTTGCGGTCGTAGTATCTGTCGCTTGGCATTGCCATACCTCCGAATGAAACACGGACAAGCCCCACCACTCGAACCGACCTGCCCAAAGTCGGTGTCCGTTCCCGCGCGACGCAAGGAGGAAACGCCGCACACACATGCAAAAGCTGAGAGCTGCCCACCCATCATAAATGCTCTCTCCCTGCCTTCTGGTGACCAAACCCAGAAGCAGCCGAAATTGCTTTTGAAAAACAAAAGAGGTGGAATGCGTCAATTGCATTCCACCCCACTACACTATAGCACATCGGACAGCAGATTTCTATGGACAATTTCAGGATAGCGCTGCAGAATGCGCTTTGCTTCCAGCAGCGCCATGCCGTGCAGACGCTGCACCCACGTTATATCATAGCGCATCTCGTCGGCGATGTGCATCCACGTCCATCCCGAAAGATAATACATATCCATCACAGACCGATAGCGTGTGTCCTCTATCTGATCGATGACGAATGCCACGTCTTCCCGCATTTTGAACATTGCCCGGATATCCTCGCCGATGCGATCCTCGACATCCAGCGAGCTGATCACCCCGGACTCCACGCGGCTGCGGTTGCCCGTGCCGGAGATGCGCGTCGCCTCGAACGACCCGACACCCGCGCGCATAGCCAGAGCGCGAAAGCGGTCACGCTGCGCTTCCTTAGCCCGGATGCGCGCCTCGATGCCGCGCATCGAGCGAAACCAGTCCTTCATGGTGATAGGCTTCTCATACAAGGAAATCATCCTCCTTAGCGTCCTCGCCCTTGAAAGCGCGGATCATAGCAGACTCGACATCAGCGACGCTGCACACAACCACGGCGAACCCGCGACAGCTGTTAATGAGGTTCAGCACCTTGCGCTGCAGCACGGTCAGCTTCCCGATACCCGGACGCTTGACCTCCAGCCCCACGAAGCGACCGTTCCCCGCAATGGTGATGATGTCCGGCAGACCAGCAGCCTGAAACGCCGCGCCATGCGTCTTCAGGACGAATCCAAAGCCTTGAGCCTTTAGCCACGCCACAATCTGGTTTGTGATGGTCTTTTCGAGCACTACGTCAGCCACCAGAAATCACCTCCTGAAACGAAATGTCGCACAGCTCCGTGTTTTTGTGATAGACAACTTTTCCAAAGAGCCGAAGCTCGCCGCTCTTGCTGCGCTCGCCATAAACGCAGCATTCGTCGACCGGGATGCCGACCAGCGTCGTGATCGGTCGCTGCTTGAGGTACTCGGCGACCGCGTCGTTTGACAGACGCAGCTGATCGACCAGCTTCCACGCTTCGAGCGGGAGCTTCCCGCCCCCGCGCATCTTCCCATGAACGACACCGTCGTCCCCGACGAAAAGCTGCAGCCCTAAATCATACATCGCAGTCACAAGAGCTTCTGCAGATAGAAAATCCATGAACACCCCTCCTTATTCTTGGAATATATAAATGGTGGTGCGCAGTTTTTTTCATTTATGCGTCACTTGCGTCACTCACGTCACTTGCGTCACTTGCGTCACTTGCGTCACCAACCCCTTCAGGAGTGACGCATGGTGACGCATGATCTTTCTTTGGACAGCATTTTTCACGAGATGCGTCACCACCTAAAACGTAGATAAATCAAGGGTTGTAGGGCTTGGAGTGACGCAAGTGACGCAAGTGACGCATCATTTCTACAAAGTGCATTTTTAGCGCTCCGAGTGACGCATACCCCGGTGACGCGACACCCTATGCGACACCCCTCGGTGCGTCACCATGCGTCACTCATCGCCAGCGCTGCTGGTCATAGAATCAGACGGACAGTCCTCTGGAATTGGTGGAAGTTCGCCTCGATGAAGCTGTGCCAGCATATCTGTAATTTCCAGATATGCGCCCCGGAAGTTGTTCCGTTCGCAGAGCGCTTGATTGAGCGCATGTGTCGTCTGTGCCAGCTTGTCAGCGGCGGCGCGCATAATAGCGCATCCGTGGGTAGAACAATTGTTTTCATGGCTGCACCCAAGGCAAACTAAACTGCCTGTTTCAACCTGCATACTGTGCAGCGCTTTGATGATTTCACTAACGTACATGTCTGCCTCCAAATAAACTAAGCTGAGAAGAAGGGTTTTGTGAATCGTGTAGAATTTGCATAGCAAATTCATCTTAGTATCACAGCAGCGCGGATTTCCGATGCCGAAATCCCTTTATCGTAGGCGAGTAGGCTTTTCGTTTCGCTAATCTCGCCCACCATAATCCCACGGACGGAGAAAGAGCAAATCTCTCTCCCATTCGAATCGTAGAAAACAACCCAAGGCTCTTTCAAGGTTTTTCTCCTCCGTCCATCTTCGCGCCGCACGCTGGGCAGAATCTATAGAGCTGCTTGAACATATCGAAATGCTCTTTGTCGTCGTGG